TCCGCGTCTGCGCGCGCGGCTTCCCGGGCCGCTCGGGCCTCCGCGGTGCCCCGGGCCTGCTCCCGCTCGGCGGCCTCGCGCTCGGCTTTCGCCTTCGCTTCAAGGGCTTCACGCTCCTTACGGGCCTTCTCGGCGGCTTCACGCTGCGCACGCTCGGCAGCCTCGCGCTCGGCTTTCGCTTTGGCCTCACGTTCGGCGGCCTCGGCTTTGAGGCGTTCGTTCTCGATGCGGAGACGTTCACGCTCAGCGGCCTCGGCTTGCTCGCGGGCGATGCGCTCGGCCTCGGCCTTCTTGGCGGCTTCGATCTTGGCGGCGTGCAGCAGTTTCGCGTCTTCGAGATACTTGGCGAACTGGTCGTCCGTCATGGTATCGAGCGCCGGGACGGGTTGACCGGCCTCGATGTAGGGTTGCAGGGCTTCCGTGCGCTCAGAAAGGCGGCGCTGGCGCTCCTGCTCGGCGAGGCGTTCCGCAAACTTCTCCTGTTCCTCCAGGTGGCGCTCAAGCGGCGTGATCGCAGCGAGGAGCAGGTTGTTCACGCCGTCGATGGCGCGGCCCATCACGAGGGCATCTTCCTTGAGTGCCTTGCGCTTCTTCTCGGCATCGACGCGGATGGTCTTCAAGGCGAGGCGCATTTCGCGGGCCTGCTTCATCGCTTCCTTGTCGGCCAAGGACGTGACCTTGATCGCGAGAGCCTTTTCGCGCCAAGATTCCGCTTGGGCAAAAGCATCTTGGAAGCCTTCTTGGATGTTGGTCAGCATCGAAGGCGGCAAGGCCTCCGCGTTGGGGATCGTGAGCGCGATGGAGGCGCGGGATTCAGGTGGCAGGATTTCGAGTTGGTCGCTCATGGGTGTGGTTGTTGGGCTGGTAGTTTGTGGGTATCAGGATGCTGCAATCATCGCGGCCCGGACGCGCCGGATGAAAAGGCTGCGGCACGCTGGTCATGCGGCGTTGCGGTTGGTGTAGGGCTGGGCGGTGCGCAGCGGGGCGGTGGCAGGTGTGGGGCGTGCCCAAGTGGCAAGAATGAGATCGCGGCCGGCGGGCGTGGTGTGCCACACGGTGAAGGGTGCGCCGCGGTGCGTGCGCTGGCTGGCGACCATGAGCTTGCGCGTGACGAGCTGGGCCATGTAGCCGTAGCGCGTGGCGCTGGCCTCGCCGCGGTGCCGGCGGGCGGTCCATGCCCGCTGGTGCAGATCGGACCGCGTGACGCCTTCTTCTGCCAGTCCATAGACCAGTGCCGCGAGGTGCTGCGATTCCAGTTTGTGCTCCATGGCCAGCGTGATCAGCCGGCGCAGCACGGGCACCAGCGGCGCATGGTTTTGGAGTCCCAGCAGCGGCAGCAAGTCCTGCCCGGCCTGCACCTGCCACACGCCGGGCAGCGGGCGATGCAGCACGTCCTGCCAGTGTGCCAGCAGGTATTTATGCACGGCCTCGCCGTAGGTTTTGGACGACGCAGGTTTGCCGCAGGCCATGGTCAGTAGCGCATGCACCGTGATGAGACGCATGCGCCGCGGGCCGACTCGAGAGAGAAAGGAATGCCAGAGATCAGGGGTGAGCATGGGAAAGTGGAGTGGTGGAGTAATGGGTGAAGGGATTACTTGGCGTTGAACTCGCCCACGAGGCGCATGAGTTGGTCCTCGTGGTGCTTGTCCGCCGCGGCAGCCGCTAGGCGCAAGCAATCGCCCAGGCTGGCCCCGCGTGTGTGCGTGAACGTGGTCACTACGGTGGAATTGATGCGAAGCTGGTAGAGGTGCGGCCCGAGCGGGTCTTTCGGCAGATGGCGGGCGCTGCCGCGCCGTTTGTTGCCCGGTGCCGGGCCGATGTTGACGATGGCGATCATGGCGGGGAAAATGGCACCGTGGCGGATGGGGTTCATCGCGTCAGTTTGAGGTGTTTTTTGGCGGATTCATACGCTTCGCGGGCAAACACGCGGGCAAAGCCTTCCACCCAGTCGTTGTCATCGAGCCGCATGTGAATGTCGCCGGCGTCGATCACTTGCCGCAGGACGATTTGATAGGAACCGGTCAATCGCTGTTCCGGCATGATTTGCTCCACCTTGGCCTCCGTGCGGTCACAGCGGAAATGCTGCCGGAACGGTCGCGTGACGTTGTTGAGAGCATCGCGAAAGGTTCGCACCTCGCTTTGCAGTTCGGCGATGCGACTGGCGAGTTTTTTGGTCAATTTAGCAGGCTTGGGGTGTTTGAGGTAGCGTTTCATGGCAATTCGTCCTTCGTCATTCTGGTTTCGTCATTTCCTGCGCAGCAGGATGGAAAGTCACCCAGTGCTCATCCGCGCTCCACGTGGTCACCAGCCCTTGCAGGCTGGCCCAGGCCTTGATCTGGCCGCGCAGGTCGAGATCGGGGCGCAGAGCCCGCAGCGGCACGCTGGCACGCTCACGCAGGGTGATCACGCGCAGCAGCACCGGGCGCCCGGTGCCGGTGACGGCGTGGAGGATGTGTTCGAGGCAGGTCATGGGGGAGGAATGACGAATGCAGAATGACGAATCAATGCAGGTGCAGCACGGGGGCGGCGAGGACGGGCGCGAGGCGCTTGCGGATGAGGGCGACGTTGTGAGGTCCGCGCTCAATGAGGCAGAGAAATCACCGTGACCTCGTGGCCTTCGTAGTGTGGCGTCACGCGGCGGATTTTCCCGCTTTTCAGGTTTCGGACGTTGACCGATCCGGCGTAATAGGTGCTCCAACCTTCGGCATGGCCGACCACCTCGCCACGGATGCGACCGCGCCCAAGCGTGGCCTCCAAGATGGTGCCGATAGGCAGCGTTTCTTTCGCCGCATCACAAAGGGCGCGGCAAGCGTTTCGGAACTCCCGATCCAGCCGCACAAGGCGGTCGAGGTCAACGGGCGGGGCGGCGTGTTTCATCGTTTTCATGTGGTTAGAAAGTCTTTCTGTGTGGCGATGTGGCGTTCGCCTCCAAAAACGGGTTTTTCGGCACGACGAGGTCTATGCTATTCGGTGGTAACGGCTGCCTGCCACGCAGGCAGCCAAAATGACAGGCAGCGGAGTCTCGAACGAAAACAAGACAGACCACTCCGGCGATGCGTGATGCGGATTCGTGTTTCGCAGCGTCACGCCTTCGAGGCCAAACACAGCCTCGACTTTGTGGCCCGGAGCAACAAACCGGAAATCTTTGGCCGTTGCCACGCTGCGACGGCCTTTTGCGTCCTGCTCAAAGGTCATGCCCCCGCCGCTAAATTGCCAGTGACGCAACTGATTATCCACTTGCTCAACCAATTGAGCTGCATGCGGTTTAAGACTCAAAAGATAGACGCTCCATGCGTTGTCTAAGTCAATTTCAAGTCGCACGGCCCGACAATCGCGGCACATGCAATCTTCATGCTTTTTCTCGGCTTCAAGGTCGTTGCTGTCGAGCAGAGCGCCGCACTCTTGGCAGATGCGCGTCAGAACGTGCTCGTCAAACTTGCGATCCGTTGGAATCATGGAGTTGCCTTGCATGGGATTACTTGCGTGCTCCTTTCTTGGCGGACTCGGCAGGCTTGGCAGAATTGCGATGCTGCCAAAGCACAAACAGAGCTTGGTTTCCAATCGTGCGGCGCTGGATTTTTGCCTCTTCGGCAATCCATGCGTGCGTGGCGTCGTCGGCGTTGATGATGATTTGCTTCATGCGGGTGACTGCATGCTAGGCAGTCTCGGCACTACGTCAACAACATTTCACAAAGGTTCACCAAGTTTCATACGTGAAGGCACAAAAAAAACGGCCCGAAGACCGCTAACGCAACGGCGTCATATTTGCATTTACCCAATAGCCGGGTTCGCCAGCCATCCGGCATCGACCATTCCATGCCAGGACTTCGACAGTCCTTTGAAGAAAGCAGGAAACTGGTCCCACGGGCAAAAAGTCCGCTCGGCCACCGTGGGAAGCACGCGGGTGGTATTGATCCACGCTTCCATTGCTGCCAACGTGCCAGCCGGGATGTAGCCCTGCGATTCATAGGGTGTCAGCACATCCGCGATGCCATCCAGTTCAGCCTGCGGATGCATCACAAGGCTGAACTCATCCGGCACCACCAGCCACGGCGAGCCGTTCGCCGTGATCACCTCAAAGGCATCCTGCCGGCCATCGCTCGGTTGCAAGTGACGCGGCACCGCGAGGGCAAACAGACCCTCGCTCAGCAGCAGCGCGTTCGTTTCGGTGGAAGCTGGGACGTAGTGCGTCATTGGGCAGCGGGGATAAGAGTGCGTCCAAGCGTGGCCAGTGCGGCAAAGTCAGCGCCCGGTCCTTTGTCTTCAGACCAGACACCGCTCATGTAACTGCGGCTGTTCTGCGACCAGAACGGGCTTCCGCCTGTCCGGCCCACGCTGATTTCATTGATGGTGCATGCAATAGTCGTGCGCGTGCCCGTGGTAGTGGAAAGGCGGTTGGTCAGCTTGTTGCCGCCGCTGCCCGCGGCAAACACCACACTATAAACGCCAGTGTTTGTGCTTCCAATCGAGGCCACGGTGCCACTAGCACTGTCTTGAATCACAGGCGCAATACTACTGCTGTAGTTAATGATGAGGCGCTCCTTGATAGCCGTATTGTCGCGCAGCGTGCTATTAGCAAAAGCATAACCAGCCGAGCTGCCCACATCCCACAGCGTGAAATCCGTCATTGCCAAACTCAACCCCGTGCAATTCATGGACGTGGTGCCGAAGCCCGCGCCCGGAGCGTAGAGGTAATAATTGCCATCGGCATCCTTGGCGATCTGCGGCTGCGCGGCGGTGGTGGTCTGCGTGCGGTCACGGCCATTGCCACTTTGATCCGGCACGGTGTGCGCAAAGCCATTGCCCGCACCGATGAACGCCAGATAACTCGTTTCATCAAACGAGCCATCCGCATTGAACCCGATCCACTGCAACGTGCTGTCACTACTCCGCCGCACACGAATCCCATTCCCCGTGTAACTGGCGAGCAGCCGCTTGAACGGCGAATACAGCGCCACGAGATTCGTCGTGTAAGCATCCAGCGGCCCGACGAAGGACGCGCCGCGCCGCTGAAATGGCAAGCCTAGAGCATTGGCAAGAGCGGGCATGGCTATTCAGTCCAAAGAATGACCTTGCCGGATGTGAGCGTGATCTCGCTCCCCCGAATAGGGTAATAGCCGACCGGCAGTGTTTGGCTTTCAATGCCGGACTCGTCGCCGTCGTATGCGGTGCGTTCAGGCGGGATGGCAGTCGGGGCTGTGATTCTGGAAATCACCGCCTCAGCAATGACCGTCAGGCCATAGAATTGATGCGTGGCCGGAGTCGTGTTGGCGACGACTTTGTAGCCCTTCGAGGAATGTTCGCGGTTCATATCAGTTGAAGATGTTTGAGAGTTTCGAGAACCAGCCTTCCGACGCAATAGGCGCGGTTTCAGCCGTGGAGGGCGAGACAATGACGGGCTGCTTGGCGCTGGCCTTGGCTCGCTGATTCAAAGCCTCCGGGAATGCAGCTTGTGCGCTGGCCTTGCCGACTTCAAGCCAGCCTTTGCCAGTGATGCCCACAAACGTTTTTTCGCCGGTCGGCGTCGAGCCGCAGGAGGTCAGAAACAGCAGGCAGCAAAAGGCAAGGCAAGGCGTCGCAATCTTGGATGCCAGTTTCGACAAGCCAAGTTCAGCACCCCATGCCAGCGCCGATCCGACGCCCGCCGTGATGGCGGCAGCAACTTCCGGCGTAGCGCCGTTGGAAAGCAGCCACGTCGAAAGCGACGCACACACGATGGCAACGCCTTTCAGCAGTTGCCGGAAAATCCACCCTGAGCGAGTGGCGATCAATGGAAGCAGGATATCTTTCATGGTGTTGGCAGAGGTTCTTCTTTCAGGGAAAGGGTTTCAGCAGTCAGCTTCCCGGCATACGGGCAGCCCTCGACTCGACAGGCATTGACCATGCGCGTGATGCCGGAATGGATGCCGAGCTGCTCCGCCATTTGCTCGATGATCGGTTCTTTTTCCTGTCGCCACTTTTCGCACTCGCGGGACCGCTCCCACAAGAGCCGGAACAGGAAGCAAAGGGCAGTCGTGACCGCCCCAAGGGCAGCGATGGCGGCGGATTCAAGCGTCATATCGGAGGAGGGTTGAACTAGGTCGTCAAAGTCAAGCGTCAGTCAGCGGCGTTTGAGAGAATTTTCCCGAGGTCCAAGCCCAGGTGCGAGAGTTGGGCGAGGCTTGCTGCCGTGTGAACAGAATTACTCCGCTAAATCCGCCTCAAAAAAGGCGAGAAAACCGGATAAATAACCACGCCATTTGATGCCTTCCCATTGCGCTAAAAAGTCGAGAAACCGCACAATTTCGCGCAACCGTGAAGTTTTTCCTTGGCAGCTTGTGGTGCGTTGTGGTAAATGAGCGGCACAATAGGTTGTTCTCTGGCAGGAACGTCCGCCCCCGCGAACCTCCCACCGGAGGACAACCGCAAAAAGCCGATCTTCTGCCAGAGGTCGGCTTTTTTGTTGGTTACTTGCCCAACGTCCACCAAACAGGGCAGCGAAGCGGAAACGCCAGCAATGCGCGACATGCAGGCAGGGATGCCAGTGCTACCCGTCGCATCAAACACGGGTGACTCGTTGGGGGCTTATATGCCGATGCGAGGCTAAACAAGTTCGGCAAGCACTCCTTTTCCCTTCTCATGCACAATGAGGGGAGGGGGAGCATTGACCGGATATTCCCTTGGCTTTCCATGTCCTTCCTCGCCACGATCTACGACAAGCAACGGCAGCCCATTGAAACGGCTGCATTTCCGACTTGGCCGGAAGCTGCGGCGTGGCTGCTGGCAAACAAGCATCCCTTGCGCCGAGGCAGCAGCATTAGAATTTCCACGCCTGATTTCCAGATTTTATGAATATCTCACCCGACTCCATTCACGATCACCTTTTGAAAGGCCAGCCAAAACCCACTGGCGAACAATTGGCGTGGGTGTTCTCATACCTTGCCGACCTTTGCGAGTCGGATGGTCAAAGCTACGACTTCGTGCTGCAACGTATGTATGGGTATCATTCGCTAGAAAAAACCATTGCCAGCGGACCCGGCATGATGGTCACAAACACGATCAACTGCGCGATTGAAAATCCTGACGTGATGAAGGCTGTTGGAGAATGCTACACATGAACATGATATGTTCACCTGCACATCTTGACGGATGCGCTAGGGTCGAGGGATGAAAACTTGGCTGCGACGCTTACCATTTCTCGCCCCGCTTTTTTACGAGAGCTTGCCAGGGCCGTGGCTCCTTGTCGTCATGGCCGCGTTTATTGCATATATCCTTTGGATGGTGAACGACGTTCCTTTGAAGGATTGGTGATTTAATCATTGAGCGCCTTAGCCATATCGCGGAGAGGGTTTCCAAGAACGACATCGGCAGCTTGAGCGGCGGGGCCAAACATTGCCGAAAGCACGAACCCAACCGAGCCGGAGAGTCGGTTAAGTTCCTTCATAGCTTCCTCGTCGTCACCGTTGAACAGGTCGTCAATGTGCGACCCTGCCGAACCGGCATCCTCCACAATTTGCATATAAGGAGGCAGTGAGCGAAACGTGCGCAACCCAAGCGCCAGCCTGGAGAGGTAGCGCAGGCCGTCGCCGACAACAAACAGCCCGTTGATGGGGCCAGCCAGAATCGCGGCCGCCCACTCGCCCGCGCTCCATTCGCGCTCCTTGTCGTCGTCATCGCCGAGAGCCAGCGCCAGCAGGCCGGACATGAGTTGCGTTGTCATCGCCATCACGACATGGGCCACGATCACGCGTTGAGCATCCATACCCTTGTTTTTCGACTTGCCCGTGAGCAGCCGCTTTGCCGCGTAGAACTCAATGGCGAGGTTTTTCCGCGATTCGCTGGCGAACATCCACGCGCCCTTGACGAGCGGATTCGATGAGCCTTCCACCAAGGAACGATTCACCAAGTCGGCGGGCTGCGCGGCGGTGGCAAGCATACGCTCAACCGCCTTTGTGGCCGACTGCTCCGCCATTGCCGCCGACTGTCCCGACTCCACAGCGAGGCCACGGTAGTAATCCCATGCGATAGCCGCGCCTACCGTGCTCCATGCCGCATCGGTGTATTGCATCGGCAGCATTCCGTTTTGCATGAGCTTGATAGCGACGGCTCCAATCGGGCCGTTCCCATTCGCCTGCATTGCAATTCTTGCCTCTGCCGAGAATCCCCCCGTGACGCGGCGCTGGATGTTGTCCGAGTTCCACATTGCCTCCACGTCCAGCTTGCCAGTTAGCAGCTTGGACAGACCAATGGTGTAAGCGTGAGCCGGAACGTCGGCCAGCATCGGATTAAAGAACGCGCTCGTTTGTTTAACCACGGGCGAAATCTTCCACGCCAGCGCCTTGAAGACGCGGGCTTGATTGATGCGGTTAAACCAGCCGGAAACCTCATGCAGCGACCATGCCTGATCGTTGCCTTGATTGGCGGTGTCGTTGATGCGCCGTGTGAGTGCAGCAGCGGCAGCGGGGCCGTGATGGGCAATGATGGCGTTTTGCACTTCGACGGCTGACAGCACCGCTTTCATATCGCGCAAGAGTTCCACGAAGGACACCCAATGCGAAACGTGTTCAAAGTGCGACAAGAAGGCCGTCATCGCGTCCACCTGCCGCACGTTGTAATTGTGCGGACGGCGGGCTTTTGTGAAGCTCGCCATGATGCCGCTCGTATTCTGCTGCGCGTCGATTGCCATGGTGGAATCGTTGCCAGGAGTCTCGTAGTAGGTGGGAGCGAAATTCTTTACCATCGGCAGGGGCGCATGGAAGATACGGCGATAAACAGGATCAACCAGCGCACGTCCTGCGGTGGCGTACATCTCACTCATCCAGCGACCTATCGCCTTCGTCTCGTCCGACATGAAGGTATTGAGTTGGTCAATACTCGCCTGCGTCCAGCCGTGGTTCTCCATGCGTGCTCTCACCGCATCTTGGTTCCAGTGAAGCAGGTAGTTTAGCGCCTGCATTTCAGACATTTGAAGCTCCTTCTGCGTGCCCGCGAATGTCTCGCGCTCAATGGTTCCGTTTTTCGTTCGCGTAGATGCCCCCGCCCATTGCGCAAGAGCCTCGTCCGCTTCCGCCTGCGTGAGTCCTGCCGCCTTTGCTGTCATGCTGCCATCCTGGATGCGCTCCAGAATCTCGACTGGCACCGTCACCGTTTCAGTCTTGCGCCCTTCCTTGATGAATACGCCGCTCATCTTCGATTGCTGCAACTTCGACAGCATCGCAATTTGCTTGAGCGTGGATTTCGTTTTGAAAACCGTTGCCAGCATGGCCCGCCGCTGTGCCTCGACTCCGCTCTTGATGTCAGTGGAGCGATTCGCCGCCGTCCAGATGCGCGGAGCGAATTCGTTGGCAACGGTGGAATCGACGCCAAAGACATCTTCGAGTTGCTGAACCGTTGATGGCAGCACGGAATTAATAAAGCCCTTCACGCGCTCCGACATCTGCTTGAGCAATGAGCCTTTGATATTCTCCTGACGGTTATTGGCGTCCGTCTGACTGGATTGTGGCACGCCAAGAATGGACGTGATGCCATCCGTTCGCAGCGTGCCGAGATATTCGCGCCGATCTTCATCCAGTGCCTTGCGAATATCGCGTCCCGCCGAGGTAATGGCGTTCATCCAGTCAGAGACGGCTGAAAGCGCTTCCGCCTCTTGATTCTCGAAATCGTAGAAGGCTTCCGCGATGCCAAGTTTCTTGATGGCAATATCGACTTGTTCAGGTGTCGAAAGAGCGTCTGAAATCACAGCTTCAAGATGGTCAATTTGCACGTCTTGAGCAGCCTTCGACATCTTAGAGAAATCGTCGGCGTAGTCGATTTGTTCCGTGACGCTGGCAATCGTGCGACCCTCCATGACGCCGCGCTTGCCGCGATCCGAGCCGAATTTCACCAGCTTCTTTTTGATGTTCGCGGAGTACTCTTTTTTCAGCCACTTCTCAAGCTCCACGTTCAGCTTGTCGATTCGAGTCTCTGCCCATTTCAGCATGCCTGCCGAAGTGGTGATTTTTGCGGCTGGGAAATACCCACCAACGGAAGCTCGGACAATTGGAGGAACGACGGCGAGAGCGCCGTCTAATGCGCGAACGATTGCCTTGAGGGCCTCCCTGTCCGCTGCGGTTTCCGACTTGTTGAGCTTCGCGTCATTCGCGGCCTTTTTGGCCTCGATCTCTTTTTGATTGCGCTCGTATTCGAGCCTGACGCGGGCAAGTTTCTTGTCGGCATCGCGGCGGATACGCTCGCGGTCAAGTTCTGTTCCCTTGTCGGCGGCAACACCTTTCAGCTCAGTGTCTCGCTCATCACGGATCGCTTTTTCGTCGGCTTCGTAATCAGCGCGGAGGGAGGCCATTTCTTCCGCGAAAGCGGTTTCAGCTTCCTGCAAAGCGCGAGTTGCCGCGTCTTGCTTCGCGATGGCTTCATTGATCTTGACGGCCTGCTTCAAAACGCGCTCCTTCGCGACCTGCGCGATGGCAAGACGCAACTCCGGCTTGGCTTGGAACAGCGAAAACTTGGCCTCCATGCGGGCGGCAAAATCGCCGGGGCGCAGGCTGTAGGTAATGCGGTCGTCCGCAGGGTTGAACCGTTGCGACAGCGGAATGACGTTGCCGGACTCGTCGTAGGTTACGGGGTCGGCGGATTTGATTTGGTTGGGATCAAAAACAATTTGAATGGTCTGTAACTCGCCATCCACAAAATCCCCACTAATCTCAACTCCATCATATCCTTGGGATTTTGCCCATTTGCGAAAGGCTTCAACTGACCCATGAGCTTGCTCAACCTCTGAGCGAAAATGCTCAAGTCCTCCAAGGCCATCAAACCGCAAAGGTTTTTTAAGGTCGAGAAAGGCCCTCACAACTTTAGGGCCGTAAAGACTTCGTGCCGTGGCAGCCGCATCAGTGAACCAGTTTCCAACGGTGTCTAGCATCAGTCCGATGCGATCTTTTGCCGCGTTCAGTCTATCGAAAATTGTAAAGTCTCGATGAGTTCCGTGATAGCCTTCTTTCCTAAAGCCAGAATTATATGCCGCCTCATCCACCATCCGTTGCGCCTTCTCCATATCGCCAGCTTCGACGGCGGCCATGTACTCGGCATCTTGCGCAGGCGTGACTTTGCCGAGGCTGAACGTCTCCACCGGCTTTCCGTTTTCTTCGAGGATGCGGACAAGGTTCTCGTCGAAGATCACGAAGTTGCGCGTGCCATCGCCAGCTCCGCGACTGCCGCCGTCTAGGTAGCGGATGCCGGGGATGCCAAGGGATGCGAGATATTCGGAGGCGGCTTTTTCGCTTCCCTTTTGGCGCGTGACCATGTGATAAAGCGAATCGCCATTTTTGCCCTTGTCGGAAATGCGTTGAGCAGGGTCTTGAAGGAATGCGCGATGCTGCTTTTTGAGAGCGTCCAACTTTGGGTTTTTTTGCGCAGCCAACGGCTTGTCCCAATCAAGGAAATCGCCTTCGTCCGGCAGGAGTTCGACGGTGTAGAGGTTGCCAGAGCGCTTCAGTTTAATTCCCTGCCCATCTACCACTGCACGAATCGACTCAATACCTTGGGTATTTTGCATCCCTCCATTTTGCGCATAAGCACTCCAATAGGAGCGCAGTTCATCCGCGTCCTTGACCGAGTAGCCGTCTTTCCGAGCTTGCTCATAGACTGCCTCTCCAATATCCAAAGCAGTCCTAATACGTCCGTTTTTATCAACCCATTGAGCGCCAGCAATGCGCGATTGATAGCCCTGTGCCACCTCTTGATTTTGCGCAAAATAAAGCCCCCACCCGTAAGCCTGCGCACCCTCGCCCGTGCCGATCTTGGACAGGCTGAACTTGTCCACCTTGTGCGGCGTGCCGTGGAAAGCTCGAATTGAGAACGTCGTAGGCCCGACAAGTCGAGCGCCGTCCGGCATGAGCGTTTGCTTGCTGGAGTCGGCAGGGATGGCGCGGGAGGCTGAAAACGTCTCCCCATTCGGCCCCGGATTCGCCTCCGAATAGCCGGAAGTCGTGCCATCTGCGGCACGGGAAGATTCAGGGTTGACTTCGGGGGAGGATGGGGTAGTCTTCGGTGCGTTTTGATCCGCAACCGTAAGAGTCCCCACCGGGACTGAACCCTCACTGGCAACAGTGGGGGTTTGTTGTTTCAATCCCAGTTGCTTTTGAATGCCGGGCAAAGAGAACAAGTTTTGAACAGCTCCGGCAAAAGTTCGCGCTTCTCCATTTCCCTTATACCAGTTATTGCCGCGTGACCACGCAGTCCCATCGTCCACTATCACATCGTAATCTGTTTCCGTGCGCGATGATGCGGGCGTGGGGTGATCTGAAATTCTGACAGTGAAGGGAATAGTGGCATCTTCCGGCGTGTAACCCGCGTCCATGTCGCCTAGATCACGCGGCAGTCCGGCTTCCCACAATTCATCCTCGGTCCATTGCTGGACTTTTTTGAAGTATTCCGGCGTGGGCGTCAGAGAAAAATGAAGATACAAGGAATCACTTTTGGCACTGGCGTCAAAACTCCCCAACGTCACCGACTGATACTGTTCAGATTTAAGCGGTCTAATTTTCCCTCTCATCTCCAGCAGCAACTCATAAGCCGCGCCCCGATCTTGCGTTCGACGCTGCTCATTGGTCATTTCTTCGGTGACTTCCTCGATCTCAGAGTCATCGGAAGCAGGCAAATTTTCTCTTACCCTGCCGGTGCCATGATTGACCACCGGACGCAACTCAGGATGCCTTTCATAGAATTCATCCACCGCTGTCGAGCCTTCGTGGGCAAAACTCAATGCTTGCGCGTAGGCTGGATTTGTAGCGATACGCTGTTTCTTCGGGAACTGTTTGGTGAGATCGTATCGGCGCTGTCGCTCTTTCTTCAATGCCTCCAACTTGCGGCGAGCCTCCGCCTCAGAAAGACCGCCCGGCGCTTCCGAGACGGGCTTCCCGTTCTCTGCGAAGGTCGAGAACGTCTCCCCATTCGGCCCAGGATTCGCCTCCGAAGTATCGACGGCCTCAGCCGCGATTGACTCCGCCTCTTTGGTCGCGCCCGCGTCGTGCTCAAGCTGCGAACTGCCGCCCGTGAGAGCGTCGAAAAGCGCGTCGTATTCGCCGCCCAGCTTGCCCTCTTGGCGTGCTTTGGCGAGCTTCGAGGCCGTTTCGAGCAAAGCGCGGAACAGTTTGCGAAACGCATCGAGAATTGCAGCGAGCGCGGATTGCTCGCGGTCGTTCAGGTTGAGGCCGCTTGACACCGTGCCGGGACCGATGCGTTTCCCGTCCTTCATGCGTCCAAGCACGTCGGCGACGATGATCCGGCTGATGGCTTCCGTGAGAGCACGCGGAGCCGTTTCCGATGAAGCGGCGATTTCCTCCCAGGTGGAGCCTTCGAGGAACGTCTCACCCGTGGCAGCCTCCGCGAGTTGCACCCAGCGGATGCCCATATCTTTCGTGAAAGCGCGGCGTTCAAGCCCGCCCTTCCAGCGGCCCTCTACTACTTCTTCAACCACCGTCAGGAAAGATCGCTCATTGCCAGCCGCATTGACAATGCTGCGAGATTGGCCGTTTTGCACCGTGTTCCGGCCAAGAACGGCGATCTTCTCGACATCCTGCCGAAACTGCATGGCTCGTTCGCTGGCGTTTTGACCGCCGAACACCTCGGCAGCGATGGCGCGAGCTTCCTGCATGGTGACGCCCTTGATGACGCCCCCAGCAACCGCCGCCTCCATTGCCTGCTCTGGCGTCATAGCCCCTGCGTTCACGCGATCCACAAGACTTTCACCCTTTGAATCCGTGTTGAACTCCACGCTTTCGCCTTTCAGGAAGGCAGGCGTCGAGGCCATGAAGCTATCCGAAAGCGAGGCCACAAGCTCAGTTTGTGCCCGCTCCATGTCGCCCATTGCAGCCGTTGCCACGTCGCGAGCTTCTTCCCACGTCGCAAACTTCGTGCTCGCTCCGTTGCTCGTCACCGTCCAGCCGTCGCCATCGCGTCGCAAAGTCGGAATTGCGCCGAGCCGTTCAAGCTCCGCCGTCGCCCGGCTCATGTCCGTTTGGCGCTGGCTCATGGCGTCCTGATACTCGGCAGCCACTTCCGGGTTGCGACGGCCCCAGGCTTCCATGAGCAGGCTTTGCGCTTTGCCCATGTCGCCCGATTGCGCAGCCTCAATGACGGCCACGCGATCCGTTTCGACCACGCCAGCGGCCCCGAGTTGGTCATTCCACGACAGGAGGTTTTTCGCGCCCCGGTATTCGTTCACCGATGCCGCGCCGATGCCCAGCAGAGTAAGTGGCAAAAGGCCAATTGCCACGTCAGCCCGGCCCTTCCAGAACTCGCGTTGTTCCGCCTCCCAATCGAATCCGGGAACGTCAGATTTCAAAGCCTGCATGAGCGCGGGCGTCGCGATGTCCTGCCCGGCCTCCACAAGGTTCTCTTGCCCAAACGACAAAGCGCCGCGAGCCAGCGCCCGCCCGGCCAATTGCTTCGTGAGCGGTTGAGCAATCAGGCTCTTGATACCCGGCAGTTTGTCGAGCGCCTTCACGCCCACATAATCGAGAGCCGCTTGAGCCGCGCCCGAGATGGCCGCAATCTGCGTTTTGTCCGCCGTGGACATCTGCGGATATTTCAGGCTTAGATCGTTGAACTCGATGTTCGTGTAAGCATTTGCCAGCGCCGGAGCCGCGAGGCCGCGAGTGCCAGCCATGAGGGCCAGCGCCGCGCCGCTGGTGCCGATGGTCGAAGCGAAGACGTTCGGAATCGGGTCCGCCGCCTCGCCGATGGAACGGATTTCATTCGCCACGCGCAGGCGCTTCATTTCGCGCTCTTTGGCGTCTTGAATGAGCCGTTGCGCGGTTTCGTCCAGCGTGATTTCGTTCCGGCTGTCCATCGGCGGAAATGCACCCACACCGCCCGGACCAGCGCCAGCCGATGCGGCACGGGAGAAAATGTCTTGCGCAATAGATTCACGGACATACTTCCGCGCATCTTCGGGCGTTTTGATAGCTGTCCCGCTGAATCGTGCGCTGCCAGTTTCGGGGACGAGATTCACAAATGTTTCATACTGGCGGGCATCCGTGGCAGCATTTGCCGCAATGCGGAAAGCAGCCTCGCCGGTCTGCTGGAGAAACTTTCCGGCGAACAGGTCAAACTTGCCACCTTTCTCGCCCTTCACTTTCTCGCCTGCTTTGTCGGCCTCCATGCGGAGAGCCGCCAGCACAATGCGCCGCTCTGTGCCGGGCATGTCCAGCAGCCGTTCTTTGAGCGGTTCAAGATCAACGTCGCCGCCGTCCATCTCGGCAGACACGGCCTGAACCGTCTCGCGGATGAATGCCGCGTGCTTCGACATCACCTTTTGCGTCTCGCCGTAGGCTTCGAGAAATGCCCCGGCATCGACTTCGCTATCGGCGTTTGTCGCAGCCTGACTCTTGACGGCTGCGAGCTTTTCGAGACTGCCCATGCCCTCGATTGCGGCCCGGAATCCGGCATCGAGCGAACGGGAACGGACGAGCTTTTGCCCCTGCTGGCGCTTGACCTGCTGCGAGACAAACGAGTAAAACTCACCGTCGCCCATGTCCCGCTTGCCGCCGTTTTGCATGGCGTAATCGTCGCGATAGAGCGGAAAGTCCCGGCGAACCTTTTCCTCGTCGCCGTAGTGTTTGGCGAGGAAGCGCTCGCCAGCCTCGCGCATGCGAAGCCGGTCGCCTTCACCGGGCTTGAATCGCTCCGCCACGTCGTAAATGCCATTTGTGGGATCGACGTTCTTCACGTTGTCGAACATCGACACAAACGCGGATTCGTCGGCCTGCTGCGTCTCGACTTCGGATGGAAAAAGCGGCAACCCGAAATCGTCTTGTTGGTCTTTGTAGCGGCGCAACCAGTCCGACGCGAGCGGCTTGGCTTCATCGGGCAGACTGTCAAACGTGCTTCGGATCGTCAGGGCGTCAGTTTCGAGGAGGGGCATTACTTGGCAGGCTTGAAGTTCAGAATCCGCATCGTCTTTTCGAGGTCAGCGGACGACGGCGGAGGGGGCAATAGCAGGGAAGCGCCGGTTGTGGCCGGTGGCGTGATGGCTGGCGCTTTGCCGCCGTGCCGCCGGAAAAGCTCAATGGCACGGTTCAGCACTTCGTCGTTGGTCTTGAACTTCCCGGCTTTGACTTCGGCTTCGAGCGCCTTGCGGATCGCGGCTTGCTTGGCTGCCGCCTTGGCTTGCGCCACGGGATCAACTTCCGTGACCGGCTTAGGCGTGCTCTTCACTTCCTCGCCACCCGCATCCGGCCACAGGTAATCAATCCCCAGGAACGAGCGCGGAGTTTGGGCCGTGACGCCGATCTTCTTCGGCTCCGTCATCACCGCCGCGCCGTCTTGCATGAGCGGCTTCTTGACCTCGCCCAAGCCTCCGCCTTCCGTCCACTCTTGAATGAGCGCCAGCGCCGGAGCGGCGTCAATTTCGCCGGGAGGTTTTTGCCCGCGTTCATCCAGCCGCTTGTTGAGTTCTTCGAGATACGGCCCGCTGAAATTGGCTTCGAGCGCCGCGCCAATTTCGGCCCTTCGCAGCCCGCCCTCGTCTTCGGCAGGGTCATACTTGGAAATGACGCCAACGGCGCTTTCGTAGATGGCTGGCGAGTTCTGGAGCGCAATCCGCGTGGCCTTTGCCTTGTCGTCGTGATGCGCGGTATTCTCGGCTTTGAGAATGTCCCGCATGAGCGGCGTCAGGTCTTGCATGCCTGGCCCTTCAAAGGCTTCGTTCTTGCCGACCTGTCCAAGCGCGATCCGGGTTTTGATGTCGCGGAATGCCTCGCTTGCGCCAGCGGATTGAACCTGTTTAGTCTGGACAATCAAGGCTTGCCGATCACCCGGCGAAAGCTGGTCAAATTCGCCCGCTTCGAGCTTCCTGCGTGCTTCTGCCGGATTCGTCAGCGTGAGCGCCTGAACCTCGTCTTTTTGAGCGCGGACAAGGTTGGTTGACTCGATTCGAGCCATCAGGTTTTTCTTTTCCTCGGCAGACAGGTCCGCATTGCCAGACACGGACTCGCGAACGGCCTTCCAATCCACCGTTGGCCCGCTCATCATCGTTTCGAGGCTGGACTCAAAAGCACCGACACGGGTAGCCTTGGACCGCTTGAGCGCGTCATACTTGGCATTCTCGGCCTCTTCGGGCAGGCTCACGCCGAGCTTGCTCATTTGGTCAAAGGACGAACTCACAAGAGCGTCGTCGCCCGAATCGACCGCCTGCTTGACGCGAAGCTGTAATGCCTCGCTGGTGCGTCGTGCGCCCTGCTTGAACACGTCGCCTTGCAGGCTGATGGTCTGCCCATCGGACCACTGCCCAAACGAGCGAGACAGCCCAAGCCGAGCGCGATCCGAGAGCTTGAGGCCGTCGAATTTCTTTTGAACTGCCGCCTGCGTTTCCTCCCACTTGGGCAGCCATTGCGATTCGTCGGCGTTTGCTGGATCAAACCGCCATGCGTTAAAGTCCTGCGTGGCCTTTCGCATTTCGTTTTCGGCCTCGACAAGATTCCGCGTGTCCGTCAGTTCGTTGTAGCGGTCAAGCAAGCCCACAGCCGCGCCGCCCGCCTGCTGGATAGCCTGGACGCGCTGCTGGTCGGCGCGAGTATTGACGGCCTGCTGTGCGGCTTGGACGCGCACGCCCTGAATCGGGCGAGCAATGGGAGCGAGAGGAACAAGGGGCATATCAGTAAGGCCGCTGCGAGGTCGTGTGAATCGTTCCGCCGGTGAATGCCGTCTCGGTAGGCTTGGTTTGCGTCCGGGGCTGCGAAGCATAGGAGCTGCCAGCCTGCGAAAGTAAAGACGAGCCAGCCGCAAGCAACGTGGCCCCGGTCGAGGGTTTATTGGCTGCCGCGTCCGACAAGCCAGACTCGCGCCGGTTGGCGATATTCATTTGCTGGAGTCGGCCCGCGTAGTCGATATTTTGCAGTTCGAGGGCGCTCTGCACCTCGGTATCGGCCAAGATGTCGAGCGGCGTCCCGGCAAACTGGATGCCCTGCCCGGAAATGGCAGCCGCCTGCTGTTGGCGAAAGCGGCGTTGCTCGGATTGCTTGGCGCGTAGAGCTGCGTCGCGCTCTGCCGCTGCCTGCTGCGCTTCAAGGGCAGCCTGCGCTTCGGCATTTTTGGCCTGCCGATCCGCTGCTTGAGACGATGCCGAATAGGACGCATACGACGTGGCAGCCGTAGCAGCCACCACAATGGCGTAATAAATGAGGTCATCCCATCCGAAGACGGCCAGCATTGGAGGCAAAAGGAGCAGGTTCATTTTTCGGAAACTTCACATTTGAGAACGTAGCCAAGCATGTTGAAGGGCGTAGGGTCCGAATGCTCGAAAGTCAACGTCAGCGCATCCACCCAATCCTTTTTTAGCTGCTGGTCTTTGCGACCAGAAAACGGCGTGGTCGTTCCAGCCGGATACTCCACCGCATACAGCGTCCCGCCCGTGGCATGCCGGTAGCCTCCGCCGAGAGAACTCCGCAGCAAGAGCTGCATCGCGTAAGCGTTGAACCGTTTCCCTTGGGCGGTGCCATCTTGCAACATGAACTCCAACGGCATTGGCTGGAGTTTCGCCGTGTAGGGTAGCCCGACCATGACAGACGTTGCTGCGGCGCTGAGCGTAATGGCCCCGCTCGCAACCGTCTTGCTTTCGATGGTCGTGCCGTTTGCCCACACCTTGACGGCCTCGCCTTCGAGATGCGAAAGGCCGGAAACTGCCGTGCTGCTGGCCTGCGTGACCTTTTTGGCGCAATCGAGGTAGCAAAAATCCGTCGCCGTGTCGAAGTCGAAGGCCTGCGCGGTCGGGTAAAAACGCTCGATGTATCGCTTCGTTGCGCCGTTGATCGTGCGATTGACGATCAGCCAGACGCGATCTGCCGCGCCGCCGCGAAATGTCGCGATGCTTTCGAAGTCGCCGTCAGTCGTGCGCTCAAACCATGCCGTAATCTGATTGGCGCGATTGTAGGAGAAGCCCAGCAAACGCCCGTCGCCGGTCACGCACCAAAGAACCGGGTCCGGCTCGCTCTGATAGGCCGTCTCGACAATGCCCGACTTCGTGACCGACTCCGCCCGAAGAACCATGTCGTTTGCCTCGTAGGCGTCATTCGCGAACACATAGGCGAACTCGAACACTTTGCGCCCGCTTGGCGAAACCCAAAGCAGTGCGTCTTTGGTTTGCACCGGCTGCACCGTCGATGAACCGGCACGATTGCGACGCACAGCCTGGACGTTGGAAGGCTTGAGCACCTCCGAGCCATCGCCGCCGCCCTGAATCGTCCATTCATCGCCAGCCGTGCCGATCACCAAACCTTGACGGAATGAGGCAATCCAGCGCACAAGGTTTGCTTCGTTGCTGTTCACCACAAGGAGGTCGAAGCCGTCGTTGTCACCCTTGCCCGTGCGGAAGTTGAAGAAGTCGTCAACGACACTGCCACGGATTCGATTGGGCTCTTTCGATGTACCTCCGAACCACAGCCGCAGATTATGAACCGCAACCGCTGCCGGATAACCGTTATCCTCCGAGAACGCCGAGGTGTAGAAGGCCGATGCCGCAATACCGACCGCCGAGGACGGCACCACGCTACCATGCGGCAGATTGTTACGCACTTTGCGAACTGTCGAGGACGTGACAGAAAGGACCGTGAACGGAATCTTGATTTGGGCGTCCGCAGCTTCGAGCAGGATCGACGCCGGCGAACCGGAAAGCGCCTGGCAGTAGCCGCCGAGACGATACCACTCGCCCGCTGGCGTTGCCTCGTCATCAAAAACGATAGTGCCTTGCGTCACATCCGCAAACGTCCACTCGCGAGCTACCTCCCACGTCACGCCGTCGTTTGAGCGTTCGAGCCTCAAAGCGCCAAGCGGCGACTCGTTCAACTTCCACGATGAAGTGACGGTAAAGGCACCTTGGATGAAAATAGCCTGCGAGGGCGTGTATTCTGTGCCGGGCGTTCCGCCAGTCCACAAGTTGAGCGAAGCGCCGCGAGGCTGCGAACCGCTCGAATAGCGATACAGCGACGGCTCAACGATGAATTGATCGCCCACGTCAAGCCCGGTGAAGACCAACGCACTTGAGGCCGTGAGGTTGTAATCTACCTCGCCACCCGTCGCGAGCCGCCACTTAGCCGCCGCAAGATCAGTGGCAAAGGTGCCGCTAGTGTGGGCGGTCAGGCAAATGTAGGCGAGGCTATTTTCAACCACCACGTCGCCGACCGCATAGGTCGTTGTGTCCCATGCAGAATGAGCATAAGAGATCGTGACCGTGTACCCGTCGCGGCTTAGATCGTGCTCTTTGAGCGGCGGGAAAACGTAGCTGATGGGCTGGACAAGAAACGAGTAACTGACTGCCGTTGTGGCGTCATCACTCCATGCTGTGTTTCGGATGAAATTGCCCGTCAGGGTATCGACCGGCACGGACTCCACCAGCAACGGCGGATGCGACGGATGAACGAGCACGATCAACCTGCCGACCTGTTGGAACTGGATCACGGGCAATTCTGCCGCCGTGTAGTCGTTCGGCCACTCGATCACGCTGCCGGTCAGCGCATACCAATAGCCAGCCGAAAGCGCCGACGCAAAAGAGCTGTCGGTTGCCTCATCGTTGGCGACGCGGACGTAATTCGTTCCGCCACTCGTCACCAAGTCGCCAAGGTAGTAGGTTGTCGAAGTCGAGTGAGCCGGGACCGAGTAGCCAGAGCGGATTTGCAGATATGCGCCCGGATCGCCGTCGCTCCAAAAGCGGAAGTAACCAGCCCCGACTTCGAGGACATAGTTTTCCGAGGTCGAAACGCGAATTGGAATCAACCGCGTGGCCGAGGATGAATCCTTGACCTCGCCGATATACTGCGTCCCAGGAGCTTTGAAGGCTCCGCCGTAGGGCCGCACAATGAAGTTCTCCATTTGCAGACAGCCGGAGCGGTATTGCTCGAAATCAACCCGGCCCTCCATGAGAGGAGTGAAGATACCGCCGTTAAAGTTGACGTGAAGAGAGCGCATTACGGGATGAAGCCGCGACGAGCCGCGACCAGTTGGGAGTCATAGGTTGGCTGAAGAACTCGGCCCTTTCCGGCCCGTGCGTCGTTGCGGCGCTTCTGAGGTGCCACAATGCCCTCATATTGCTTTCGGAGCATTTCAGCCCGCCCGCTGCTCTCGACAATCTCAGCGGCCAGATACGAGGCGAGCAGAAGAGCAAAGGCATTGATGAACTCTTGAGGCCATTCGGCAACGGTCGTGTGCTGGTAGATGTATCGCAGCTCCACCACATCGGCATTGGTCAGCAGCTTGTCAGCCTCTACAACGAAAGGCTGCGAGTCTTCCTCGTTGCCTTCGAGTCCATTGAAGCGGACAACGCGCAGGCAGTCATCCGGCATCGTGTGCTGATAGTCCCAGCCAAACAGAGGCACGCGGATAAACGAACCCGTGCCGCTGGTGTGCGATCCGCTAAAAACCGAATCTTGAAGGTCAAACGTGTCGTTGTCGATGCGCGTAATGAACCACGATCCGTTCGCATTTACGCCCTCGACATCTTTGAAGGTTGTGCGTTGGCCGGTCTGGTATCCATGCCCCGTGTGCGCGACGCGAATCAAACCGCTGCCGTTGTCGGTCAGCGCCACACCAACAAGGTCCGTCCAGGTCAGCGTCAGCCGTGCGCGTGTTGTGGCAAAGTTCCACGGATGCGACGCCAAGGCCTCGTCACGAGCCGGAGCAAACCAGCGCCGAGTTGCCTCCGCTTGTGGTGTCGTGTCGGTGTCGATGTCCGTCGCGGTGTTCGCGCCAAGCATCGAGAGCGCCAAGTTGCAGATTTCGGTTTTGGTCATGGCTCAAAAAAAGGAGAACCCCCGCCGCCCTGCGAGAGAGCGACGAGGGCGAGGACTCTACCACCACTGGAAGAGAGAGGGATTACGCGAGCGTGTAGGCCAGCGTCCAGACCTGCGTATGAGACGCGGCGCTGGTTGCGGTCGTCCAGGTGACGACAATCCAGGCGTCCTGCGTGAGAGCCGCAGGAGTCAGGATGCCAGCGCCAACGGTGCCCGCTTCGGTGAAGGCTTTTCGACCGGCAGCATTGCCGAGCGCGAGGCCAGCGCCGTAAACGTCATCGTCAATCGCGGCGGGCGTGGCGGCATCGGTAAAGGTGCCGATTTTGCCCGTGAGAGCGTCGCCAGGATCGCCGTAATCGACGGAGCACAGTTGAGGGATGAGACGCGCACCGGCAGGAAGGCGAACCAGAAAGAGCGGGTCAGCGGTCGCGCCCGTGTAGGCGGATTTCGTGACTTGAATGACTTTCAGGTTGCCGCCGTAGGAGCGGAGATTGGGGGCCTGCGAGATGTCGGAGACAGCCGCGAGTTGAGCAGTTGCAAGATCGGTGAAGACGTTAGCCATAATCGTGAAGATGAAGATTGAAACGAGGGAAGAAAGAGCGGGAGCCTAGCGACTCCCGCTCAAGATTGGTTTACGGGCTTTCGTCCGTGTAGATGCGGACGACTTTTTCGTTCTGCGTGCGAACAGCACCGCAGCGATAGACGCCGCGAATCTGCTGGCAGTGGCGCTTGGACGGCAGAACGTCCATGTGGACGTTGCGACCACCTTCCGCGAACTTGATGCCGGACTTGTGCCACGCAAAGCAGGTGCGAACATCGGTCGAGATGTTGCGGCTCAGACGCTCGGAGCGGATGAACTTGAAGCCGAGGAAGCGGTCAATTTTGCCGTCCACCAGAGCTTTCACGCTGGCGTAATCCTCGGAGGTCATCTTGTCCACCAAGAGCATGTCTTGAAGCTGCTGCGCCGCATGGACGAAGTAGCGTTCACCGTCTTCGACTTCCTGCTCGTCGAGGAGCTTCTTGGCGCGGGCGATCTTCGCCAGCGTCAAGCCGCTGTTGGCGGTCGAGCCAGACGCGACATAATCGACGGCGATGGACATCGCAGAGGGGAAGCTGTCCGACTGCGTGCCGTTCTCGCCGATGTAGCGGGTAGCGTCACAGGCCTGGATGATGACATCGTCCTTCGTGCGGTTGGAAGAAGCCGTCATGGACTGCACTTCTTCGGAGTTCGGAAGCGCGATGGTGCCCAGTTGGACTTCATCGTCTTCATCGAACACGATCACGCGTTCGAATTTGCGGCGATAAAGCCAGTAGGATTGGCCGGTCGAGTCACCATCGGGCGTGTCGCCCTTGCGCTCGGTGACTTCGGACATGGATCCGACATCGAGCTGGTTGAACTTGCGGCGCTTGCCGGTGATCGTGGTAGGCGTGACAGCCGCGCCAAGGCGGGAGTCCGTCTGTTGGGCGAGCATTTCCCAATTCTTGGAATACTCGGTTTCAAAATAGGTTGTGAGGGCGTCAGACATGACGTTGAAGAGATTTGATTGCGAGACTTGGCTTGTCCGAGTCGTGACTTGCCGGGTGATTTACCCTCTCGCGGGTGTCTCTTTCGAGGCCGCTGCTTGGCTCTCGCGGGTATCCGCAGGACGCGGGCCGCTTTGACTCTGCGACGATGAGGTTGAACTCATTGCAGAATGTCAAACAAAAAAGCCGGGGCTTTTTCGGCCCCGGCCTTGTGATCCGTGTCGAGCTACACTTTGACGCCTTGCAGCCTCGCCATGAGTGCAGCAGCCTCGCGTTGGCGGGCTTCGCCCTCCTGGCCCATGAATGCCTTGTGCCAAGGGTTGTTCGGATTGCGGCGGATGTCCTCGGCTTGCGCGGCCCCGTCCATAACTGTTGCGGACTTGTCGCCACCGACGAGTTTGTCGGGCGAGATGAGCCGCGAAACGGTCAACATGGCCTTCACGAACTTCGCATTGTTGCCCAGCTCGCTGTCGTTCAGGTCAAAACCGGCAATGGATGCAGCCTTGGCAGCAAGTCCGAGATTGGCGTCGAAGTCCGCGCCCCATTCTTTCCGCAGTTCGGCCTCCTGGGACTTCACCCATTCATCGAGCTTGCCTTTGCCCGCTTCGGCTTGGCTGGCAATTTCGGCAGCCTGCTTGGCGACGATCTTGTCGGCAATGGCTGGCGGAATGTTGTTTTCGTGAAAGAACTTCTGCCAGTCGCCCACCTTGGCCTCGTCCCATGACAGGCCTTGCGGCAGGTTGTCCGGCTTCGTCAGCTTGTATTCCTCCGCCTTGGCCGGGACGCCGAGAACCTCGCGGATTTGCGCGTTGAACTTGGCGATGTCTTCGGGCTTGGCGTCGGGAGCCGGAGCCTTGAGGGCCGTCTTTTGGCCGATCAACTTCGAAGCGTTGACGTGGCCGCGCATGAGTTCGAGCGGATTCGGATACTTGGCAAGCGCAGCCGCCGACGCTTTGAGGTCATCGGGAAGGCTTGCGTCCCATCCGGGCCGGAAGTTGCCCTTGTCGTCCAGCGAGGAACGGAAATCCCATGCGCCCGAACTGCCGCCGTCGCCAGCGCCAGCGCCGCCGCTTGAGCCAGAACCGGCTTTTGAGCCGTCGCCTTGTCCAGCGCCGGAACTGCCGCCAGCCGCGCCTCCGAGCAGCGTGGAGCCACTGGAAGCGCCGCCGCCGCCATTGCTGCCGCCGTCGCCGCCTTCACCTTCGAGGAAGAATCGAGGAAACAGTTTCATCACTCATCGCCCCCCTTTCCAATGAAGTCGTTTTCCGGTGCCGTGTCCTTCTTTTCGCCGGGCAGCTTTCCTTTCAGCTTTTCCTCGGCAGCCTGGAACTCGCGCACCGATGCCGGAATGCGCCGGTTGTCAGGGTAGCGGACGGCGATTTCTTCGGGCGTCGCGTGCGCTTTGAACCATGCGACATATTCGGGCGTTTTGTCGCCCATCGCCGGATGTTTGGCCGGAGGCTGCGGAATCTTGCCCTCGGTGGCGAGCTTGTGCAGTCGATCGACGGCAGAAAGATCGCGCTCGATCACGGGCGGTTGCTCCACGACAGGCTCGTTTTTGACCTCCTGAATGAGGCCGCGACGCTTCATTTCTTCGGCCAGTTCGTCGTCGCTCATGTCGGCGAGGGATGGCTTGGGAGCGTCAACGTCTTTGCCGTCGCTGTCTTCTTCGTCGGTGGTTTCCGGCGCATCAACGTCTTTGCTGTCGCTGTCTTCTTCTTCGGGCGCGTCCGGCGCGTCCGGCGCATTGCCGACCACAAAGGACAGTTCGACGCCAGCGGTTTTCTTGATTGCGCCTTTGACGGTAGGCCCGACTTGAGCAGTCAGGTAACAGGTCGAGTCTTGAATGACTCCGATTTCGTCGCCGTCTTTGGTGACGAGTCCGTTTTTGATTTCGATGTTCATGGGGTGGTTAGAGTGCGCTCGTTGGTTTGCTCTCGGCTTCGTCTTCCAAGAGTGCCGCGCCGCGAGCGAGTCGGCGGGCGAAAAAGGTCAGCACGCTTTTTTGGCCGTCGCGTTGCGCGGCAGCGTGCGGGTTGAAATTGTCAGTCGCTAGAAACGACTCTTTGAACATGCCAAAGTGAAGCTGCGCGTCTTCCATGACGAGCCGAAACGACTTGCTTGTGGCAAGGTCTGCCCATGCGTCATTCAAACGCGCTTGGCGGTCCTTGCGCTTGGCTTCGATTTGCTCGGCTTCGGTCATGTCAGAACGGCATCCATCGCGGATTTGGTTGAATCTCCCACAGGTGCGCGTTGCGAACTGGTGCGCTCATCGGAGGCTCAAAAATGTGTTGGCAGGCTTGCAAGGCCAGCGTGGCGGCCAGAAAGGCAAGTTTCATGCTTTGACGAGTTTCTTTACCGTGTTCAAAAAGCGGTCGTGGGCATATTCGGCCATCTCCACAGCGTCGCGCTCATCGAATCCAGCGGCATGGGGAAGGGCAATGCGATCTTCAAATTTGCGCCCCTTGAACTCAAACTTGAACAGGAAGCAGTTAAAGCCCTCGATGAAGGCACGCAGCACCGCCGCCTGCACATCATGGCGCTTTGTCGCGACCGTGAAGGTGTATTCAAACAGGTCGTTGCCCCGGTTGAACGGTTGCGCGAGGTCGAGCTTCGAGCGGTCACTCATGGCTTCACCTCCGGTTTGAATCCGCACGCCACGCGAAGCGCCGCCATCGGGAAGGCGGGGCCAGGATCATTCTTCCGATCCGGCGCAATGTCTTCGTGCCCGATTACGTCGTCCAGCTTGTAGCGAGCAACCAGCGCCTTTGCGACTTCCTCGCACGCGGCGAGTTGTTCGGGTGGATAGACTTCCCACTTTTGAGGCTTGCCGCCGTTCTTATGCTTGGCCGTAACCGGCTCAAACTTTGACCAGCGAGCCGCCAGCGCCACGTTGTCGCCCGCATTTGCAAGCTCGATGCCGATGGAGCAGGCATTCAGCCCTTTGAAGCCCTGCCACTGCGAGACGCCCGCATGGCCTGCTGTGACATTGAACGGGCGGCATTGGTAAACGGTGCCGTCGCGGTCGATCACGATATGAGCGGACGCGCCCTTGGCCGCTGGAGTCTTCCAAAAGTTGATGGAGCTTTGCGCCGACGCCCCGCTGGTGAAGTGGATCACAAGGAAACGGCGAACCGACATCGCAGAACCGCCCGGAATGGGCTGTTTCAGCACGCCTTCTAGCCAATGGTCAGAGGTGATTTTCATCGAATCAATCAAGTTTCCCAGCGAGCCAGAACACGACGCACACGCAAACCAGCATCGACAAAATGGCCGCGATGCCTTTAAGCGTTCCAGTGATGGCAGCGGCAAAGATCATGCGGCGGCTCCTTTCAGGGCTTCGACTCCGCCGACGCTGCCGAGCGCCTTCGCGCCTTGTTCGAGCATCGCCATTTGAGCTTGCGCGGCTGCTGCTTGTTGCTTCGCAGCCATGTTTTGCTGAACGACTTCCTCGTCGAGGATGTAATCCGTAGGAACGCCAGCGTCGCGGCCAGAGCCACGCGCCCAAGCGAGCCAATCGAACGGCTCCAAGACTTCGGGACGCAGCGGCGCAATGGCCGTGATGCGTTGGATATGGCGATCCGCATCGACGTTGCGCAAGCTCTTGATTGCAAGAGCGAGGCGAGACGAGAACGAAATGGCCGGGTTTGGCACCATCCCGACCGAATCGGAAATGCGCTGGATGGCTTCGGGGGGCGGCGCTGGCAACATCCCGGCTTCGAGCCACTGCCCAAACAGCGCCTTGAGCATCGGTGTATGCTTCTCGGTGGCAAGACGAGAGAACGCGGGCGTAATGGCCGTGATCTTCTCGGCAGCACGCTCATTAATTTCCGTCGCCGTTCGCACGCCGTCGAGGCCTTCAAACATGTTGAAGAGTTGGGCGTGGAACTTGGCCCGGATGGCATCTTGCCGCATCTTCACGCGGTCTTGGCCGACATTGTAGTCTCCGCCTACCTGAATCGGCTTCGGCTCAAACATGCCCTGCGAAATGTAAGTGATGCCACCGGCAGATAACACAATATCGCCCTCCATGCGCTCGTCTGCGATCATGGAGGGGCGCACGCGCTTTTCCGCCTCGCAGTCCATCATCATTTGGAGGAAATTGATTTGCCGCGTGTCAGGCAGCGCCGCAAAGCCCGGCCCGTAGCCGTAGGCAGTCTTTCCTTCCAGCGCCGTCCATTTCAGATAACGCCCCACCGAGAACGGAAACGCATCGAAGCCCGATTCACGCAAGAGATTCTTTTCCGCCGTCTCGACATAGCAGGACGCGAACGCCTTGCCCCAATCGGCCATGCGAGAAAGCTCGTCTCGCGGGCGTTCGTCGTTCGGTCGAGGATAGACGGCATGCAAAATCTTGATCTTGGCAAGCCTGCGCTTCTCATCCTTGAGCGCCTCGCGGCTTTTGGCCGAAAGAGCTTCCTCGCCGAAATGCTTGGCGACCTGCTCGATAGACCATTCAAACTCGCGAAACAGCGTATCGACCACGCCAAAGCGGTTCTCCTCGATGCAGTAGGAACCAGTCGGCAGATGCTCAAAACGAAGCTCGCCGTCTTCGAGGGCGAAATACAGCGCCGACGTACCAAAACCGCAATGCGAAAGCAGGTCTTCGTGCGACTCAGTGTAGAAGCTGGAGTTGGACAGGTATTCCCGGCCAAGCTCCGCGCATTCCTGCGTCCACTTTTTGACGCGATCCGAGCCGCGAAGCTCGCGCACCGGCTCGAAGCCAAACCAAGGCTCGTTTGCGGGCATCATCCACGACATGAGGCCTCCGGCCATTGTCAGGAGTGCATCGCCCGCTGTCGTGTCAAACAGCGTGGCCTCTCGCGAAGTGCCGGGCAGATTGGTCTTTGTGCTGATACCTGCCGAGCGCGGGGCCATCAAGTCGGCGATTTCCTGCCACTGGACAAGCCACGGCGTGCGATCCGCCTGCATGGTCTGCCAGCGTTCGCAGAGCTTTTGAGCTTTGGACATTTCCGCGCTCATGCCTCGCCCGTGTAGCCACTGCCTCCAAGGGTTTTGGTTTTGCCTTTTTGGGCCAGATCAGCAATCGCCGTGCCCTTGAGGGCATCGACACCACCAATGCGCCGACGATTGGCGTCAGCCGTCTTGGCTTTGGCTGCTTCTGTGTCAGCCATCGGGGCCGCCTGGACCTGCGAGGCTGGCATTCCGCCGCCGCCTCCGCCGCCGAAGTAAAGAGGCCGTCCGAAATTAAGGAAAGTCGAGAGGTTAATCTGCCGCATGGGCAGTTTAGGCGGAACTCACTCGGCTTTTGCAAGTGCTTTCTGGAGCAAAGCGAGCGCAACCGTGACCATAGCAAACCCCGGAAAAACTGCGTGAAATAAGGTCATTTCTCCGCTTTTCTCGCCTTTTTGGCAGCGGATTTAGCGGAGTAATTCCCCGTTAAAGAGTGCTGGAAACCGATGGTTGCCGCTGAGTTTCCGAGTGGTTTCCAATCAAGCGAAGGGAGTTTCCACAAGGTTTCCACACGGGTTTCCATTGCGGCTCCAGGTTTCCAAGTTTCCACGCATAGGCACGTCAACCTGGAAACCGTCAATCATCCGGGCCGCGCTGGCTGTTATGTAGAATGTAGGATGTAGCGATACTCAAAACGAACTGCCAAAACCGCCGAAACCTGGTTTTGGCAGTTTCGGCAGTGCCCCGCCGTTGCCTAGCCGTTAAAAACTTGGCATTTCCCGTTCATTTCCCGTTCATTTCCCGCTTTGCCCAACAGCCTTGACGCCTCCACAAACTTTGCCGCCTTGCCTCGCCGGGCAAAACCCAGCCACGGCAGGTCAAACGGCAGCCATCGAGCCGCGACGGTCAAATCACCGGCCAGAACCCAAATAAACCAGCAATCCGCCGTTGCTGCTGGCTCCACATCAAACGGATTGTTAAGCCTTTCAGGCGTCCAGTCGCGCCGAACAAGCCGAGCCATCGCAAAGACTTTGGGCGTCGTCACGACGTAGCCATGCCGGAAATGTGCCTCAAGATCGGCCTCGAAGTCCATCCACGGATGCTCGGCATAGAGCGTCAAGACGTGCTCGAATGGCGTCATCGTCCTACAAAGCTGAATTTTGCCTGCCTGCGGTTGCGCGGCTTGTCGTCGTCGTCGTCATCAAAGGCCCGCGTGACCGTCTGCGTGTTGAACTTCACCAGCCCACAGCCGAGAGCTTCGGCTATGTATCGCGCGGCGTCTGCCGTGTGGCTTGACCAGTCATGCACCGGCTCGCTGGATATGAGTTTGCCAAGCTCGACCTCTTTTGTGTGGTAGGCTTCGAGTGCTTCAATGCCTTTCTCACATTTGCGAGCGTGAAACACCATCGAGGGAAACAAGCCCTTGAGGCCGTTAATGCCGTTCCAAATGTCCGCCGTTCGAGGCAGCACGACGGCGTTTTGAAACCCGGCATCGCGCAAGTCTTGCACGAACGTCCTGCCGCTGCGCTCGGTCTGCTCGGCATCGTGAGGCAGGATGTGCTTCCCGTATGCGTAGCCTTTTGCCAGCATCCAGGCGACTCGTTGCGTCACAGTCTCGACACCCTCAATGTAGCCAACATCGCAGTCAATGACGCGGATTTCCCGGCCTGCAATCTGCCAATACCAAACGGTTGTGTTTGACGGGCTGCCCAAATCCCAAGTCGTATGCACCAGCGTGTCAGCCACGGGAAACTCGACAATGCGCTTCTCCCGGTAAGCGGCCTCGATGAGCCGAGCGTAGATGGCCCCAGGTCTGCCCACGTTAAAGTCGCACTCCATTTCCTGCGCGTAGGCTTCTGCCGTTAGCTGCGAGCGTAGGGCAGCCAAGGCCGACTCAGACAGGATGCCTGACTCACTGGCCTTGAGCATGAGGGCGAAGCTATCAGGGGCGCTTTGTGCCTTCACAAATGCCTTGTAAAACGCGTTCTTGCCCTTCGGCGTGCCGATCCGCGTATGCCAGCCGTCGTAATCGAGCAGACACGGCAGAATGACGTAATCGAAGGCTTGCGGCGGAATGTCCGCATCTTCGTCCGACACTACTCCGTCGAAGTAGAGCCCGCGCATTCGTTCGTAGTTCTCGCCTGAGTAGAGCCGAATCACCGACTTGTTGACGAACGTGATCTTGAGTTCCGACTCGTTGATGATCGTGCCGGGAATCTTGCCCGCGTAGTCTTTCAGGTAGGCCCATGCAATGTCTTTGGCCTGGTCACGCGTCGGCGCAATGTAGGCATACCGGAGCGGCGGCCCCTTGCGCTTGTGCGTTAGAGCGCACTTGATGAGCTTCTGCACGACTCCAACGGTTTTGCCTGCCCGTCGATGCGCCACCAGCACGGACCAACGGGCCGACGATTCGAGAAAGGGCCGGAACTGCCGCCTAGGGTTGATCGTGAGATTGACCGTCTGCATGGCTATTCTTCCGCCGTGTTGCCGCCGATGGTGACGTTGATCGTAAGTTGGTGCTTTTCCGGCTCATACCAGCCCGACGCCTTGCCTACCTCCGTCAGGGCCTTAGCCGACGCACTGAAATCCTCCGCCGCTTCTGCTTTTGTCGCCAGCCCTTCGAGCCGTTCGAGCCATGTTTCTCTGTTCAAGCGCCATTTTTTGTCGATCACATCGCTAGCGGCTTTTCTCAATTCTGAGACTCTAAGGGTCACGTTAGGGCTGTTGTTCAGCTTCGAGCCTTCCACGCAAGCCGTCGCGTCGGAGCACTTCCCGTCCCTCGAAACGTGCTCAACATAGGCCTGGCTTGCTGGCATTCCAGCCGCCACCGACTGCGCAAACGCTTCGTGCTTTGGGTTCTTCAATGCGGGCATGCTTGTATGAGGTTGAATGCAGGTCGTAAAGTCAACTCGAAGGTAATGGGTCAGTTTTCAACTTGGGCACGCCATGTTGTGGCTCATGCTGCGAGTCCTAACTCGCGGGGTGGTAGCGCCTTGCCTTCGAGCCAGTGGCCTAGCGCCTTTGCTTGTCTGCCGTTTTCGGTGCCTTGCATCCAGCCAGTGCCGTCCACAGATTCAACCCGCCAGCGTTCGCAGATATGGAGCCTTTCGACTTCGTTCACTCGGCCCACATGCACGCGTATTCCCGTTTTGGCCCACATGGGCAGCGAGCGCCATTTCCATTCGGTCGTTCCACCAATGAAGATCACTTCGGCACCTGCGGGAATGTCGGCAGGAGTCATGCCGTCCTGAACCGCTATGGCGAGCGGCCAGCCGTAGCGAGCTGCGACAGGCGCATACTGCTCCCATTTCGCCAGCGTTGCCTCTCGGTCTGCCACCACGTCGGGCACGAGAACCCAGCGAGGCGACAACCCTTGTGCCCTGACGTTGCCTAGCATTGCCAGCCATGCCGCTTCATCCCACGGGCGGCCAGTTGTCCAACTCGCAAAGGCGTCATTGTCCAGCGCGAACGGCATCCAAGGGCGGAGCTTTGTCTTCTTCATCGCGGACGGCCCTACGAGCCAGCCGATGCGCCCATCGTAGCGGCCTGCCCAATAGTGGACAATGGCACTGGAGTTGTTTGACGGCATGACCATCAGTTTCCGCTTCAGATCGCGCACCATAATCTGCCCCCAATGCAACCCCCCGCCACAACCAGACGCTGATGCCAACGACTGCCCAGCGGGCGTCATTGGCGAGGGCGTAGCTATGGGGCGGGCAGTCATGGCATACCTTGGTCGTTCGCTGAATGGATCGCCGCGAGAGCGTGGCGGCCCAAAAATTCGGAATACGCGGGTGGGATCGCGTTGTTGAGATCGCCACTGGCACCACGTTTGCGGGATGCGCCTCCGCTGCATGGTATCCACGGCGTTCCTTGAGCCTCGCGCATTGCTGTCGCCGTCCGGCCTTTGCCGTGCCATGGGTCATACATATCGCGGTGGTCGCATGGCGGCATCAGCAGCGGCAGCGGGAAGTTCGCCTCGAAGTATCGGTGCTTGATGATCCGTAGCCCGAACATCGACCCGCAGAGCATGACGTGAGAGCGGAGCGGAGCGCCTGCGACATTCTCCATGATCCATGTGCCGCCCCAGGCTTCCAGCTTCTTGCGCATCGGTGCCACCAGGTCACGGTGCGCAGACTGGTTTTTGTGCATCCGCTGCATCTCGGTGTATGCCTGGCACGGTGGCGATGCCCATACCACATCGAAGCCCGTTAGGTCGGCTTCCATCGCGTCTCCTTGGCGGAACTCGAACGGGTAGTGAGGCTGCGGATTGATGTCCACGCCTACCACCTCGAAGCCAGCACGATGCAATCCCATGGCCGCACCGCCTGCCCCGCAAAAAAGATCCAAACAGCGAACCAGACGGTTATCTGAACCGCTGCCAGCGGTCCAGTTTTCTCTGTTTGCGATGTCGTAGGGCGCTGTCATCGGTCAGATACCTTGGTCGTTCGTCCCCTGAGTTTGCGCATCGGCCTCCGACTTGGCCCAACGGGCTTTTGCGGCCTTCGACGCTGCTGCGCTTCGCGTTTTCTTGGTCGTGCCTTTCCATCGGGCCTTGCCTCCCTTGACTTGATTCGTAGCGGCGATCTCATCGACATGGCCGCATTTGGTGCATTTGTGTTTCATACGAGAACTGGAGACATAAGGAACGCTTCCACTTCTTCCACCCGTGCGTTCAGTGCGTCACGAAGATCACTGATAGAGTCGTGGAGGATTGCACCTCTTTTGACCTTGCGCTGAGTCTGCGTTACTTTGCCCGCAATGAAGCCGAGCGGGATACCGATGATGAGGTCGCTCATGTAATCGGGGATGATCTCAGACTTCCAGCGGATCGTGGCACTCAATGAACGGAAGGCAGCTTTCAGCGTATCTTGAGCTATCCTCTCATTCACAGGATTACGAATGCAGAACAGGAAGCGGAGGGATGCGCTCTTACCCCATCCGGTCAGCACAGTGCGCCCGCTTTTATTCGCCTCACCATTTACATAGTATGAGGCGCTCACCTCGAACGTGATGTCACGGGCATTCAATGAATAGTCAGACTCAATAGCTCGCAGAGTGAACTCGCGAGGGATTCGATAGAATGCGTTTGGTAGTTTCATGGCGTTGCGAGTATATGCGTGCTAGCTAGCACGCGCAAGCGGAAGTTTACACGTCGGATAACAAGCAGGATGCAGCCAATTCGGCGGTGCTGAGTCGTCGTGTCAGCGGGTGTCTATCGCCCGCCTTCATGGCTGATCCTGGTCGATGGGCTGCTCGTGGTGCATCTCCAGCCGCGCCACGTTTTCGGTCGGTTTACTTGGTATCGTTTTCATAGAGTATTTTGCCGCGCCTGCGGCTCATCTGGGACGTTCGTCCCCTGAGTTTGCGCATCGGCCTTCGATAGTCTCGCAAGCGCCGCCTCTTGCGTCAGGATGTGCGGTAACTTGCCCTTTTCCCACTGC